CTGATCCAGAGGCTAAAGCTAAAGCACAGTTGGAGTTAGCAACATTAGCACAAAATGGTGAACTGGCTCAATTACAAGCTGATGTAAACGAGCAACAAGAACTCACCAAGCGACTTCAAGCAGATATGATGTCAGACTCTTGGCTATCTAAGAACATTCGCCCTATGACGCTTGTATTCATTCTAATGACCTATACTACCTTTGCTATGATGAGTGCATGGGATATTGAAGTAAATAACAATTATGTTGAGTTGCTAGGCCAATGGGGGATGCTAATTATGTCATTCTATTTTGGTGGTAGAACGCTTGAGAAAATTATGGATATGAAGAAAAATGCAACTAAGTGAACATTTTAGCCTTGAAGAACTTACGCATACAGATCATCGTGAATTTGACAATACTCCAAACGATGCTGAACTCAGCAATCTTACACGCTTGGCAGAGTTTCTTGAACAAGTTAGAACGCTATTGGGCAAACCCATTTTTATTAATAGTGCTTTCCGTTCTAAACTGGTTAATGATGCTGTGGGTTCTAAAGATACTAGTCAGCATAGGGTTGGTTGTGCTGCAGACTTGAGAGTTGTAGGAATGACTCCTGATGAAGTAGTTAAGGCCATTATTGCATCTGACCTTAACTTTGATCAAATAATCAGAGAGTTCGACAGATGGACACATATAAGCATCCCAAACTCAATTCATAACTTACCAAGAAAACAAGCCTTAATCATTGATAAAAAAGGCACACGCTTATACAGTAGTGAGGCTTGAAGTCTAAGCATATCTCGATCTGTTTCAACATAAGGTCTTGGTTTATAGTTAATTCCTATCTGTAAACCTGTTCGAGTTGTATATGGAGTCATGGTTTTTTCACCAATCTATACATTTTATACTTGCGACTTTCGTGCCATCTGTCCTCAATAATGTAACCTTTGGCTCTTAGTTCACCTACTCTTGTGCTTAACTTCATAGTCCCAGCTTTATGTAGTGCATCTAAAGGACTAATCCATTTATTAAGTGCAATAACAATCAATTCGTACTGTTTCATATATTCTCCTCATAAAAAGCTAAATATTCGTCAGGTTTTAAGTTCTTAGGCTTATGGAAAAATACACGATTTTTTAAGTCGTACTCCTCCATGAATGCTCTACTATTCTCTAGTTTAATTTGATTAATAACATCCTCAAGAGCATAATTTGGTTTGCTTAAATCAGGATTTTCTACACCATTAATTATTCTAGGTCTAGCTGCAGCCTTTAACTGTGCTTTTTGTCGTTCTGTAAACATAGTTGTCCTCAAAATGGCACATCGTCTGGGATGTCAGCTAAAGATTTAGGAAAAGCATCTTTAATAGGCTCAGGTTCATTCAAATAAGCGATTAAATAACCATCTTTAAGAGAGAATAAAGGGATAGTCTCTAACTTCAACATAAGCCCATTCTTAGTCTCTAGGATGATTCCTATACTTTGGTACTTCTTCTTAGTATTGCCCTCTTTATCTTGATATTCTGATACTGGGGCTTTTATGTAAAATTTTATGGCCATTTCATTCACCTTTCATTAATTGCATTTCTACTTCCACTTCATTCAAGAACTTCAAAACTTCTTCTTCCATCTTCTTTATAAATTCTTCTTCTCGCATAACTTCTTCTATGTATAACTGTGATCTTGTCGGCATCCTTGGGTCAAATGATACAAACCACACAGACTTAGCACCTGTACAACTCATTTGTGCTTGTATTTGCGTATAGTATTTTGATGGGCAACCATCCTTGAAATATGACCAATGTACTGCACTTTGATATGGGCATTTCAACTCCAGCAAAGAATCACCAATAACACCATCAGGACTACATCCAAAGTTTTTAATTGTAGGATGATCTACAAATGCAACTTGATCTACAAATACATTATGAGCAACCTCAAAGGCTGTTCTAGCAGTCTGTTCATTGTCTGTACCCCATTGCATAGCATCATTCTTGTAAGAAGGCTCTATAACCCCTGTAACCCTTTGTAACGCTAACTCTATTAAATAATTAGCACGACTTGCTGATACACCTGTTTTAGTCTTAGCTAATACATCTGCAACTCTACTAGCTGTCACCTTGCCTCTACGAATCTCTAGCCAGGCATCCGTTCCTTGTTCTACTTCTCTATATATTAATGATTCAGTCATTTTTCACTCGCTTTCTTTAATATTGCTCTTGCACAACAACATTGACTAGGTATTCTGTGGCATTTGCTACAAAAAATATTTTGGCTCATTCCTCACTCGCTTTCTTTAATATTGCTCTTGCAAATGTATAAATATCACAATTTTTAGGTGCTAAATGTTCTTTACAAACGGATGCAATTTCCCTATCTGTTAATTCACGCATTGCATACAAAGGTGTTAATTTAATCATTGAATCAGGAGGTAATTCTTTAAACAATATGCCACTCTCTGATATATAAGCTACTGGTTTCACCTATCGTTCCTTTCTTGTTTAGCAGCAATACACATTTCTTGATATTTCTTAGGAATGTCTGGATGCCAACCTCCCATTAACATTGCACAATTTACCTCGGATTTTCTACCTAATTCAGTTAAATAAATGACGAATCCACACAGTAAAATACCTAGAATAATTGACCAAAAGAACTCTCGACTCATAACACATCCTCCTTTTTATACTTGCGTTTAATAATAAAAGCTAGTTTTCTAAGTGCCATTCTTTCTATTTGTTCTACCTTGAACCTTGGTATTTGCAAGATATAAGCGACTTCTTCTTGCGTAAAGTGGTTATCACTTCTGTGTTCTTTCAAACTTTTCATCTATTTTCCTCAGTAAAGATTCAAGACGATGATTCCATAACTTAGAATCGACATTTTCAGGCCATGTAACTAGATACTCTTTAATAGTTTCAGTAACCAAGATATAGTCTATTTCTTTTTGCTTACTTAATAAAGTTTCTATTTGCTCACTTATAGTCATTTTCTCTTTCTTTCATCATAGAATTAGCCCAAGCGTATGAACTTTCAATAATCCAATCTTGACCTTGTTTTAGTATTTGTTCTTGCAATTTAGGATTAGAAAGAAGTCCTTGCATAGCATGACAAGCAAAGTAATCTCTTAAATCCATGCCTGTATCTAAAGGATTATGTTTCCAATGATGTGGTTCATCTGGATCAATTGGATATTTTTGTGGAAATGCTTTCATAATAATTCTCCCTTACGCTTATCTTTAGCCTTGCTAATACGATCAATAGCAACCTTATCCTTTGATAACTCTTTATATGCTTGACCATAAGCAGCTTTAAGCGTATCCATATCTAAGCACTCATTAATCATGTCGCACCAATTAGTGCATAAATCAGTTAAATCAGGTGTTTCTTCATCAATCGCATCACTTGGTATATCTTCTCCAGCGTAGATATATAGACCTAGACCATGTAGTGCTATTGCTTTAGCTAAACATCGTTGCATAGCTGTATTTACTGAAAAACTATCAGGGTTAGTCATAGCTTTATTCTGATTATTCATAACTGGTAACTGTGCAGTCATCTTCTTACCAAATGCCTCTACTGTGCAAAACACCATCAAAGTATCACCAAAAGCCATTGGTTGATCATAAGTCCAAGTAGCTAATGGGTCTAGTTGTAATAGCTGATCTACTGCCCAAGCCCACGATAAATAGGTAAATTTACCCTTTTTTTCTGTATGCTCATTAATATTAATCTTGCGTAATTCTAAGTATTTACTCATCGTTTAATTCTCCATTGTTAAATTCGTGTTCGGCTTGTTTTGTGGCTAATGTATAAGCAAAGTCATAGGCTTTTAAGTAAATGTAATTGCCTAGACCAGTCATATTGTTTTCGTTTACATAGTCAGCTATCTGTTGGTTTTCTTTAACTGTAAACTCAGCAACAGCCTCAGCAATTAAGTTAGCTGGTTTGTAATCAGTCTTAATAAGTTCGTTAATACGATCATCAATTAGTTCTTGACCATCGTCAGATAGTGGGTCAATCCATAAGGTAGTCATTATTTAACTCCTTGTAATAGCCAGATTGTTAGTGCAGGGCCAAACATTACTGCAAATCCAACTAGTGCCTCTATAAATTCTCTCATCTCATTTCCCTTTCGTTTCATTGTTTAAATTACTGCATGACTAAACTTTAACCTATAAAATCACATATTGCAACATCTTTTCACACATTTTTACACATTTCTTATAGGTGTTTATACTAATATAAAAAATAATTGCAAATATTCGCTATATGTATTATATTCTAACAAAGAAAGGAATTATATGAAACCAACTGACTATTTGAAGTACGAATTTGAATCATTAAAGAACCTAGCTGACATTCTTGGCTTAACTCCTAACGCAGTAATTCTTTGGGGACAGAAAAAAGTCCCAATTAAGTATGTAAAGAAGTTAGAGAAAATATCTGAAGGTAGGCTTACAAAAGAAATGCTTAGACCAGACCTATTTAAAAAGGATTGATATGCACTATTACCAACATAATATTGGTGATTATCGTAAAGATACTGGTCATTTGACATTGCTAGAACATGGTATTTATAGGCAATTATTAGACACTTATTACACAGAAGAATCACCATTGACAACTGATTTAAACAAGTTAATGCGTTCGCATAGCGTTCGTAATGCAGACGAAGTGCAAGCGTTTGAAAATGTATTAAATGACTTCTTTAAACTTACTGAAAAGGGCTATGTTCATGATCGTTGTGATAAAGAATTAGAGAAAATATATGGTAAATCTGAGAGTGCAAGGGCTAGTGCTAATGCTCGATGGGCTAATAGGAATAAGGATATTGATACGAACGCAATGCAAACGCAATCCGAAGGCAATGCGAATGGTATGCTACCTATTAACCCATTACCCAATAACCCAATACCCAATAACCTAAGTAATACTATATATAAGGAATCTAAGATTCCCCCATGCCCTCATTCTGAGATTATTAATATTTATCATGAAGTCTTACCAGAACTGCCAAGAGTTGTATCTTGGAATAAAACTAGAGAGGGTTATTTAAAGCAGCGTTGGAGACAAATGTTTGTAGAGTTTGAATGTAAAGACACAGAAGATGGCTTAGATTGGTTCAGAAACGATTTCTTTGTATTTGTCAAAGGTTCTAAGTTTCTAACAGGTAAAGTTGTATCTAAAGACAGAAAACCTTTCTTGGCAGACTTAGAGTGGATGATTAAACCTACAAACTTCACCAAAATAATTGAGAGAAAATATGAGAATTAAACTTGATAAACCTGTTTTGCAAGAGAAAAAGAGTTATTTCTGTAACGCATACGGCTGTAAATTACAAGCATCAATGGGATTAGGTACAGATGGTACTGGTGCGTTCTACTGTAGATTTCACTATGGAAGTAAGCCAAACAAGAATGATTACATAACGCTACAGATTGATAAAAACAAAGACTTAGTGAATTTCTTAGATATGTCACTTAGACCTGAGTTGTTCTTTGAGGGTTCATTTGACGATAGAGCAAACTTAACTTTAAAAACTGGTTTAAGGGATTTAGAACTAGAACACTTATGGGATGCGACAAACTACAAGACTTCAAAGAACATTTTAGGTGAGTTGAATTCAAGATTAAAAGTAGACACAGAGAAAGTATTTGCTAAATCAGAAGTTAAAGACCAGTTTAAAACGATGTTAGAAATGCTAAAAAAGGGGAAATATGAATGAGTTGGCTCTTTTCGCAGGAGCTGGTGGGGGCATACTTGGGGGACATCTCCTTGGATGGAGAACAGTCTGTGCAGTCGAATGGGAAGCCTACCCAGCAAGCGTACTTGTCGCAAGACAAAATGACAAAATACTCCCGCCTTTCCCGATTTGGGATGATGTACAAACCTTTGACGGAAAACCTTGGCGAGGAATTGTTGATGTCGTATCTGGAGGATTTCCATGCCAGGACATTAGTTCAGCCGGTAAAGGAGTTGGAATTACAGGAAAAAGAAGTTCAATGTGGGGACACATGGCACGGATTATTGGGGAAGTACGACCACAGTATGCATTTGTGGAGAACAGTCCAATGCTCACTTCTAGAGGACTTGGAACAGTCATTGGAGACTTTTCCGAGATGGGGTATGACACGGAATGGTGTGTGCTGGGAGCGTCCGATGTCGGTGCTAGACACCAAAGAGAAAGAATCTGGCTTGTTGCAAAAGATACCAAACAATCAAGACTTTTTTCACACACCAAACACAACAGGGTTGGACGGGGGGAGCAACAGTCGGAAAGCACTCAAGAAACGGATGTCAGACACTCCATCGGGGAATTGGCCGACACCGACTTGTGCAGACATATACACGGACAAACTGAAATCAACTCAACAATCGGAAAACTCAATGCACTCGGTGAGTTTAGGTCAAGCAGTGAGAATGTGGCCAACTCCAGTTTGTCAGGATTCGCGTCATGCAATCAGCCGACACTTAGACCCAAACAACAAGTTTTGGAAAAGCAATCTTGGGGAAGTTGTAATGAGTATGGAAGAAAAGAGTACTGGGAGGTTGAACCCAGTGTGGGTAGAGTGGTTAATGGGATGGCCTCTAGAGTGGACAGACTTAAAGCCATTGGAAATGGACAAGTCCCACTTTGTGCAGCAACAGCCTGGACAATCTTAATGGAGAAAATAAATGAATCTTGAGAACTTAAACGAAAACAGAGTAGAAATTGCACTAAAATGCTATCTTCTAGCGATGAAGATCATGCGAATCTATCAGGACAGGTTAAATACCTTGAGGAAGCCATAAAACAAGCCAAGGCTCATGTATTTTTACAATCTGAGGGGACAGTAGCAGAGAGGCAAGAAAAAGCCTTAGACAGCGTTTTATACGATGATGCACTTAAAGCATGGATAGAGACATACAAACAATTTAAGATATTAGATAACAAAAGGCAACATGAAGTAAGAATTATTGAGATATTTCAAACACTTAGTGCTAACAGAAGAAAAGGAATG